AGCGGAGAACGGTGGGTCGACTACTTTTCGCGATAATGCGAGCGAGTTTCGAAAAGTTGAGTAAATAAATGCCGAAAAAGACTGAAAATAATTGGATTTTCGCATACTATCAAAGAATCAAAGATGGTTCCGAGACTGTTGGCGAATATATCGAGCTTCTGATGAGTTATCTCGTTGAGGGATTGGCTCAGAAGAAGTTTTTTTATGACCAAAAGAAGGCAAACGAGGCCATCGAGTGGATTGAGACTCATGGATTCCATACTGAGGGCCGTCTTGCACCACAGCCTCTGATTTTGGAGTTGTGGCAGAAGGCTTTTATCGCGAGTTTGTTCGGGATCGTGACCGAAAACGGATTGAGACAGTTTCGGGAAGTTGTCCTGATCATCGGACGAAAAAACGGAAAATCATTGCTTGCTGCTGCCATTGCCAAATATGTTTGGTGGGTCGAAGGTGGATTTGGTGCAAAGATTTATAACATTGCTCCAAAGCTGGCACAGGCTGACATCATATACAACAACATATGGCAGATGACTCTGCTTGATCCTGAATATCAGGAGATGAAGGAAGAGCTATCCGAAAGGGATGCCCACAACAAGAAGGTTCTTGATGATTCGTTGCTTCCAAAGCACAGGATGTCAGACCTATATATCACAGGAACAAATTCCTCTGTGATGAAGATCGCATTCAGCGCCAAGAAGAGTGATGGATTTAATCCGAGCCTTTGCGTGTGCGATGAAATAGCATCATGGGAAGGTGATTCGGGTCTCAAGCAGTACGAAGTCATGAAGTCAGGTATGGGAGCCCGTGAAGAAGGCATCCTGTTATCATGTACCACTGCTGGATACATCAATGACTCGATATATGACGAAATCTTTAAGAGATCAACAAGGTTCCTGAAAGGTGACAGCAAAGAAACCAGGCTGTTGCCGTGGTTGTTTGTGATCGATGACATAGAGAAATGGAATGACATAAATGAGCTCCGGAAAAGCAATCCGAATCTTGGTGTGTCTGTCTCTGTTGACTTCATGCTTGAGGAGATAGCGATTGCAGAGGGTTCACTGTCGAAGAAAGCCGAGTTTATCACAAAATACTGCTGTCTCAAACAGAACAGTTCCCTTGCATGGCTTGATGTCGCAACAGTCAACAAATGCTTTGGTGATCCTTTGAACATTGAGGATTTCCGCTCAACATATGCAATCGCGGGCCTTGACTTATCACAGACCACTGACCTGACTGCGGCAATCATAGTGATTGAGCGTGGTGGAGAGTTGTATGTGTTCGCAAAGTTTTGGCTTCCTGCGGAAAAGATTGATGAGGCAAGCATCCGGGACGGGTTGCCTTACAACATATACATCCAGCGCGGTTTATTAGCTCCATCCGGAGACAATTTCATTGATTATCACGATTGCTATGATTGGCTGATCGGGATGGTCGAACAGTATGAGATTCTGCCGCTGATGGTTGGATATGATAGATATTCCGCACAGTATCTTGTGCAGGATTTGGAGACATACGGATTTAGAACAGATGATGTCTTTCAGGGTGATAACCTTTGGGGAGTGCTTCAGGAGATGGAAGGGCTCATGAAGGATGGCAAGGTTCATTGTGGAGACAATGACCTGTTGAAAGCTCATTTGTTAAATTCAGCCATCAAGATGAACGTTGAACGTGGTCGAGGACGGCTGATTAAGCTTAATAGAAATGCACACATAGACGGTTGTGCAGCAATGTCGGATGCTTTCTGTGTCCGTCAAAAATGGTATAGCGAGATGGGTGACAGACTCGCAAATGAGGGTTGATATGGGACTTTTTGATCTGTTTTTCAAGAAAGCGCCAAAGCCGAAGGGTGATTATCAGGGTATCTTCAAGATGCTCAACGGATATGAGCCAAGGTTTACAACGTGGAATGGCGGGATATACGAATCGGAATTGATACGGTCAGCAATCAATGCACGGGCCGTGCATGCCTCTAAGCTGAAATTTGAAATATCCGGGAGTGCAAAACCAGCATTGCAGAATAAGTTGAGCAGAAATCCAAATCAGTATCAAACATGGTCGCAGTTTTTATACCGTCTTTCTACGATCTTAGATATTCACAATACTGCTTTTATCTGTCCTGTATTTGATGAATATGGAGAAATCAGCGGAATTGTATGCCCTGTGCCATCGAAATGTGAGTTTGTTCAGTTTGGAAATGTTCCATATTTGAGGTACGAGTTCAGCAACGGAGAAAGAGCGGCAATCGAGCTCGAATATTGCGGAATCATGACCAAGTTTCAGTATAAAAATGATCTGATGGGTGAGAGCAATCGAGCACTGTTCCCGACAATGGATTTAATTAACATTCAGAATCAGGGCATTCAGGAAGGTGTCAAGAGCGCTGCAACATATCGGTTCTATGCACAGGTGAACAACTTCAGCAAGGCGGATGATCTGAAGAAAGAGCGCCAAAGGTTTACCGAGGAGAATTTTGGAAAAGAAGCCGAAAGCGGTGGTCTCCTGTTATTCCCGAATACATACTCAAACATCAATCAGGTGAAATCACAGCCTTTTGTGGTTGATGCAGAAGAGATGAAACTCATCGAAAAGAACGTTTATCAGTATTACATGGTAAACGAGGACATTTTGCAGAATAAAGCCTATGGAGATACTTGGTCTGCATTTTATGAGGGTGCTGTTGAGCCTTTTGCAATCCAATTCTCCGAAGTGGTGACCAAGATGCTGTTCACATTCAGGGAGCAGGCGACAAACTATGTAATGCTGACAGCAAACCGGCTTCAATACATGACCAACAGAGAAAAACTTAATGTTTCATCCCAGCTTGCGGACCGTGGCATTCTGAACAGGGATGAGGTCAGAGAGATATGGAATCTGCCTCCGCTTCCGAATGGAGAGGGTCAGGCATACATCATCCGTGGTGAGTATTGGAATGCTAACGAAAAGATAAATGAGGAGAGTGAAAACTATGAAGAAGGAAATCAGAGCCTTTAATTTTGAAGTACGGGCTGAACAGGACGAAAAGCACGGCAACATTCTGACAGGAAGGCCAATAGTGTTCAATGAAAGAACCGATCTCGGCTGGTACGATGAAATAATTTCAGCAGACGCACTCACAGACACAGATCTCCGTGATGTGCGTTTTTTAGTTAACCACAATACCGACATGATCCCGCTTGCAAGAAGCCGGAACAACAATGAGAACAGCACCATGCAGTTATCTGTTGATGATCAGGGCATGGTGATCCGCGTTGATCTCGATGTGGAGAACAATGCAGAAGCAAAGAATCTTTATTCGGCCGTGAGCAGAGGGGATATCGATGGAATGTCCTTCATGTTCACAGTTGATAGGGATACATGGGACGATCCTGAATCTGACCATCCGACAAGAACCATTGAGGCTCTTGGCAAGGTTTTTGAGGTCAGTGCAGTGACATTCCCGGCATATGAGCAAACATCAATAAGCGCAAGAGGCTTATCCGAGGCACTGGAGAGCGCCAAAGAATCACTGGAGAGTGTAAAGGCTGAGAAAAGGGCTATTGAGATAAAGAAGCAGAAAATCCGCATAATTGCGGGCATGTAATAAGAAAAGGAGAAAAATCATGGAATTAAGAGACATGACTATTGAGCAGCTTGAAGAGCGCAAGAGCGCTATCTTAAAAGAGCTTGAGAACGACAACGCGGATCTCGATGCTCTTGAGAAAGAGGCAAGAGCAATTAAAGAAGAGATAGAGTCGAGAAAGAATGCTCAGGCCAAGAAGGAAGAAGTTCGTAAGATGGTGGCCTCGAACAAGGTTCAGGCTGTTACCATTCAGAAGATCGATGAGGAGAGAAACATCACTTCCACAAACGAGGAAATCAGGGCATCAAAGGAATATATTGAAGCGTTTGCAAGGTATCTCATTTCCGAGAATGATTCCGAAGTCAGAGCTTTACTGACCGAGAACGTAAGTGGTTCTGTTCCTGTTCCCTCTATCGTTGATGACATCATCAGAACAGCATGGGAGAAAAATGAAATCCTGTCAAGGGTTCGCAAGACCGATATCAGAGGAAATCTTAGAGTTCCTTTCGAGCTTTCAGCAGATGGAGCTTGGGAGCATACTGAAGGGACCACAGCACCGACTGAGGAGAGCCTTGAGCTTGGTATCGTTGAGATGATCCCCAAGAACGTTAAGAAGTGGATTCGCATTTCTGATGAAGTTGTCGCAATGGGCGGCGAGACTCTTGTAAACTATGTATACAAAGAGCTCACATACCGGATCATTAAAAAGCTTACTGATCTTGTTGTAAATGACATCAAATCAGCTCCTACCAGCGCAACATCATCCAAGGCAAGCGCAGAGGTTATTACAGCAGCGCCTTCGATCACCACTATATCAGATGCATCTGATAAATTAAGCGATGAGGCAACAAATCTTGTTGTTATCATGAATAAGCTTACTCGTTCAAAGTTTGTGGCAGCAAGGGCAGCAGGCAACTTTGCCATTGATCCTTTTGATGGCCTTCCTGTTCTCTTTAATAACAGCCTTCCTGCATATGATAGCGCTTCAGCAAATCAGGTATATGCAATAGTTGGAGACCTTGACGGTGCTCAGGCTAACTATCCTGAAGGCGAAGGCATCATCATCAAATGGGATGACCTTTCTGAGTCTGAAGATGATCTCGTAAAGGTTGTGGGACGTCAGTATGTTGCTCATGCTGTAACGGCTTGCGGCAGATTCTGCAACATCAAGAAGCCCTCAACTGTTACAACGTAATGAAGATAAAGCTGTTAAGAGATAGCAGAATAAATCACTCTGCGGGAGAGATTGTTGAGGTCTCTCCCGAACAGGGTCGTTTTCTGCTATCTGTCGGTTCGGCTGAGCTTGTGAATAAAGCTCCAAAAGTCGAAACGACAACAATCCCGGTCAAAGAAGTCGCAGAAAAAGCCGTAAAAGCACCAAAGGCGGCATCAAAGACCACCAATAAGAGAGATACAAAAAAATGATGAAACTTCTGATTGCTATCCCCACTACAGATTATATACATTTTCAATTTGTTGAATGTCTGACCAAGCTTATTAAGCAGTTAGACGAGGACGGAGTTGATTATGATGTGTTCTTTCAAGGTAACACTTTGGTATATGTTGGCCGCGACAAAATAGCGCTTAAATCCTTTACAGAGGGTTATACTCATGTGCTTTGGCTCGATTCTGACATGATCTTTACTGACACTTTGCTTGATGACCTTATGGAGTCAGGCAAATCGTTTGTGACAGGGATCGCGCACGGGAGAAGGCCACCACATGCATCCTGTCTCTTTACAGAGATATGGCCCGGTTGTCAAAGATGGGAGGGCTGGGAATATCCTTCTACTCCTTTTAAGGTTGCGGGCTGTGGAATGGCCTGTGTGTTGATGGAGACAAGCATCATCAAGGACGTGTGGTCAAAACACGGCACAGCATTCTTCCCTGAGCGTGAGCTTGGCGAGGACTTGGCCTTTTGTAAACGGGCAGCAGACATCGGACATGAGATATGGGTTGAGCCCACAGTGAGGCTTGGCCACATAGGACACATCACGATCTATCCCGAATATCGGGAAATATATGAGAATAGCATTCAGGGATTCAAAGAGGTGAAACATGCTAAACAGAGTTAAATTGGCGCTTCTGATAAGTGATAATGACTTTGATTCGGAGCTTAATGAGCTTATCGGCTCCGCTTGCAAGGATTTGGGGATTGCCGGTGTTGAAGGCTTAACGGTAAACACAAGCACGACAGATGACATCGTGATTCGGGCCATCATAACATATTGTGCTTATCAGTTCGAGTTAATGCACGGTTCAATCGAAAGGTCAAATGCATTCAAGAAGTCATATGATGAGCAGAAGGCCCAGCTTGGCATGGCTTCAGGATATACGGTGTGGACAACAACATGAACAGAGCTTACAAGATTAAACTTATCACAAATGCATACACATCAGACTCGATCGGGCAGATGATCCCGACAGAAAGTGAGAAATCCGTATTTGCAATAGTTCGCTCGGCAAGTCAGAGTGAATTTTTTAATGCTGGAGAAACAGGTTTGAAGCCTGACAAGGTTTTTGATGTCCTGATGACCGAGTATGAAGGTCAGATGCGGGTGAAGCATGAGGGAGAGGTTTATTCCGTATACCGGACATACATCCGGGATGATGGAAGGATTGAGCTCCATACCGAGAAGAGAGTGGGTGGTTACACATGAGCCTTGCAGAAGTAAAAACAATGCTTAAGAGCATAAACGGCTTCTCAAAAAAGGTGGCATACAGAGCATTCCCTATTGGTAAGGCTCCAGCGCTGCCTTTTATATGCTATCTTTGCACATCCACAAATAACTTTACGGCAGACAATCAGGTCTATACCGTGATTCAGGAGATAGACATCGAATTGTACTCCAAGACAAAGGACACAGCTTCCGAGGCGCTTATCGAGGCAAAGCTTAATGCCAATCACATTCCTTGGGACAAAGCCGAGGAGTACATCGAACAAGAAGAAGTGTACGAAGTAATCTACACTATCACAGTTAATCAATAGAGGAGAGAGAAAATGGCTGATAAAGTAAAATTCGGTATTAAGAATGTTCACATTTTCCCGATCACAGCATGGAACAGCGGAGTTCCTACTTACGGCAATGTCATTGATGTTCCGGGAACAGTAAGCCTTTCGCTTGACCATCAGGGAGATGTTACGGACTTCTATGCCGACAACATCAAATATTATACTTCCGTTGCAAACAACGGTTATTCAGGCACTCTTGAAGTTGCCATTATTCCCGATGACTTCCGGACAAAGGTTCTCAATTATCTTACGGACACCAAAGATGTTTTGGTTGAAGAGCTGGCAGAGCCCACACACTTTGCCATGACCTTTGAGGAAGATGGTGATCAGGATGGAACAAAGTTCGTGCTTTATAATGGCACAGCTTCAAGACCTTCGCTTGACAAATCAACCACTACAGAAGGCAAAGAGCCGTCAACACAGAATCTTGACATCAGTTTTGCTCCGCTTGCAAGCGGCAGGGTTATGGCTATGACCACATCCAAGACAGATTCAGCGGTTCTCGCGGGATGGCATACAGCGCCTTATATTCCTGTTATGGCCACCACATAAGAGGTTAAAAGATGAGCACAAAAAAGATCAAGGTCGATCAGTTAGCTGAAACAGTCATGGACATCATGAAGGAATTTGAAGAGGCCACTGATGAGGCCGTTGATAAAGGAGTCTCCGAGACAGCACGATTTGCGGTCGAGGAGCTCCACAATGCTCATCCAACAGGCAGTGGCCGATACGGTGATTGGAGTAAATACAACAAAGGTTGGAAATATACTCAGAGCAAAAAAGATAAAAAGTATCACAAAAAAGCTACAGTTCACAATGCCACTGATTACCAGCTTACACATTTGCTTGAAAAAGGGCATGCAAAAGTAAATGGTGGCAGAACGAGAGCTTTTCCGCATATAGCGCCGGTTGCAGAAAAGTGTGAGACAAAGCTTGTCGAGTTTATAAAAAACAACATATAAGGAGTACACAAATGGATAAAGTCATTGAAATTGATGGAAAGAAGGTCACATTCAGGGCGACAGCCCGCACACCGAGATTGTATCGCGCATGGTTGGGACAGGACATGATTCAGGACATGAATCAGCTTGCACGATCATTTAACAAGGCGAAGAAAACCAAGGGGAAGGAAGATCAGTACGATCTGACAGCCATTGACCTGACAATTTTTGAGAATGCTTCATGGGTGATGGCAAGACAGGCAGATTTGACGATCCCGGACACACCGGATGAATGGCTTGATACATTTGACATGTTCGACATATATACCATCTTACCTGACATTCTGACTCTTTGGACGGTAAACAATAAAACAACATCTATTCCTAAAAAAAAATAGCACCAAGGGACCGAGAGCCTAATGGTGCGATTTTTATGTTGCGCTGTGCAGAGCTTAATCTGTCGGACAGCGCACTCGATGACATGACCATGGGCATGGTATACGACATGATCATTGAGAAGGGAAACGATCAGGAAAAATATGCAATCAAAGCGCCAGCTGGAAGCATGAAGGCATTTTTCAGCGGGCAGTTCGATATAGGGGAATGACATGGCATCAACAAAGGTTCGCGGAATCACAATCGAATTAGGGGCCGACACTTCCGGCATAAATACAGCCTTAAAAACTGTCAACAAGGAGATTGGTGACACTCAGAAGAGCTTGAAGGATGTCAACAAGCTGTTGAAGCTTGATCCCACAAACACCAAGCTTCTTGAACAGAGACAGCGGTTGCTTGCGACTGCGGTTCAGGATACAAACAAAAAACTTAGTGTTTTGAAGAAAACACAGGAAGAAGTTGGCAGAGAGCTCAAGGAGACAGGCAAAGGTCAGGAACAGTATGATGCTCTCACAAGAGAAATCGCATCCTGTGAGCGTGAATTGAGAGAGCTTGAGAAAGCGGCAAGTCAGAGCAACGTGACTCTTTCCAAAGTAAAAGCCACAGCTGACAAGGTCGCAACGACAGCGGCAAACGTGGGCCGCGCAATGGCTCCGGTCACAGCGGGGCTTACTCTTATTGGCACAGCATCAGTTTCGGCTGCTTCCGATCTTGCTGAAGCACAGAATAAGGTTGAGGTTGCTTTTGGTCAGTCATCTGACTATGTGAAGCAGTTTGCTGACTCTACTCTTGAGGCATATGGCATTGCAAGAGGGTCAGCGCTTGATATGTCTGCTCTTTTTGGAGATATGGCAACATCAATGGGGTTGTCACAGGCAGAAGCGGCAAAGATGTCGATGTCTCTCGTTGGATTAGCGGGAGATTTGGCATCCTTTAAAAACATAGGTCTTGAACAGGCAACGACAGCATTAAAGGGCATTTTCACTGGGGAGACCGAATCACTAAAGACTCTTGGTGTCGTTATGACACAAACAAACCTTGATGCATATGCCCTCGCTAATGGCTTTGGAAAGACCACAAAAGAAATGACCGAGGCTGAGAAGGTTCAGCTTCGATATCAGTATATTTTAAACGCAACAGCAAATGCACAAGGTGACTTTGCGAACACATCAGAAGGAACAGCGAACAGCATCCGAATCTTTCAGGAATCTGTCAAGGAGCTTGAAGAGGAGTTGGGTGAGGTTCTGCTTCCGATAATCACACCGATAATTCAGAAGCTCACTGAATTGGTTCAGAGCTTCAGCAATCTGTCTCCTGAAGCACAGGAAGCCATTGTTTATATTGGTTTATTTGTTGCGGCAATTTCCCCGGTTGCTTTTGCGGTTTCGGGGATTGCAAAGGCTGTGAGCGGTGTGACCACTGTCTTGGGGACATTGGGCTCCGCATTCGGCACTGCCGCGACAACGGTCTCAGCCGCATCAGGCACAGCGGCTGCGGCAACAACAGCGGCAACAACTACTGTCACCGGGGCTCTTGCGGCAACAGCGACAACGGTTGCAGCAGTGCTTGGCGGAATTGTGATCGGCTTAACAGGTCAGGTTGCAATTTGGGCTTATTTTGGCGAAGGTGTAAAAGGCACTCTCAACAAGCTTGATAAATACCTGCAAAACGTGTTTCAGAAGGATTGGACAAAAACCTTCGGAGCATTAGGCGAGACAATGAATGCTTTTATGAAGAGCGCCAAGGATGTTTGGGACAACATCAAAAAGACCGGCGAAAGCTTCATCACAGCATGTCAGCATGCTTGGTCAAGTGATTGGCAGGCTGTTTGGACAGACATCAAAAACGTGTTCTCAAGCGGATGGCAGGCAGTTGTTGCTATCGGTAAAGCTCCAATCAATGCGATAATTGGCATGGTCAACAGTGCGATAAGCGGCATAAATTCGGTCATTTCAAGCGTAAACAGATTAAGCTTTAAGCTTCCGAATTGGCTGGGTGGCAAATCATGGAGCCCGAATTTCTCAACAATCGGATCGATGCCATATCTTGCAAGCGGTGGAGTTGTCACACAGGGTTCTGCCATAGTGGGCGAAGCTGGGGCCGAGCTTCTGACTGTATCCAATGGACAGGCAAGAGTTCAGCCGCTTACCAACAGCACAGGTGAAGGTCACAGCGACATCACAAGCTTGTTGGAGGCTTATCTGCCTTATCTTGCAAACAATGACAGCATCGTGCTTGACACAGGTGTGCTTGTCGGTCAGATCGCGCCTCAGATGAGCAATGCATTGGGCCGCATATACACAAGGGAGATTGCAAGAAGATGAATGCACTGACAAACGGAGCAACAATTACAGTTATCTCCAATAATAAAAGCTATCACACACTTGATGATTGGGGCTTTGCAATCGGCAACAATGATAACATCGGACATCCTGAACAGGAAACAAATTATATCTATGTGCCTGCAATGGATGGCTTCCTTGATCTGTCTGAATCCTTGTCGGGCAGACCGATATACAAGAATCGCGAGATCACCATCAAGCTGGGTGGTCTCCGTGATCCTATGAATTGGGATGCAATCATTTCCAGGATTCGAAACGACATAAACGGCAGAAGGGTCAAGGTCACATTTGACAATGATCCCGCATATTTTTGGCGGGGCAGAATCACACTCAGGGATTTTGACAGGTTCAGAAGCCTTGGCACATGTCTCCTTGTTCTTGATGCAGAGCCATACAAATATGAGCAGCTTGACTCCGCAGAACCGTGGCTGTGGGACCCTTTCAATTTTGAGACAGGTGTCATTCATAGTTATGGTGAGAGACAGATCACAGGATCGGGGACAATTACGATTCCATCAGGAACCATGCCCGTGACTCCGGACATTGTTGTCGCAAACAAGACATCAACCAATTTCACAGTGACATTTAATAATGTGACTTATTCGCTTGTGGTTGGCAGTAATTACATTCCCGATATCGTGATAAACGATGAAGAGGAGCACACTTTGACATTCACCGGCACAGCGAAGGTCAGCATTGTATACAGAGGCGGATCATTATAATGTATCAGGTCAAGCTTGATGACGGATATTTCTATTATCCGAATGATAAAAAATATATCATAACGAATCCGAAGCTCAATTTGCAGCTTAATGATGCTGGGTATTTTGAGTGCGATGTTCCACAGGAAAATCCGCGATATAACGAGATTTATGTCCGTAAGAGCATTATTGCTGTTTACAAAGACGGAGACATGATATTCCGCGGTGAGGTCAGGGAAACCGAGCTCGATTTGTACGGAAACAAACATGTATATGCAATAGGTGAGCTTGCCTTTTTAAATGATTCTATTCAGCCACAGGCGCGGTATCAGACCACTCCTCTGAGCATGTTCACTTCACTTATCAATCAGCACAATGCTCAGGTAGAATCCGCAAAGCAGTTTGCGGTCGGTATGGTCACAGTTGACGATCCGAATGATTATGTTTACAGGTACACCAATTTTGAGCCTACTCTTACAGTCATCATCAATGACTTGTGTAATTCCCTGAATGGGTTTCTTCGGATCAGGTATTCAGGCGGCACTCGGTATCTCGATCTCATAAAGATTGAGAATTATGGGGTTGTATCCTCGCAGGATATAAGACTCGGAAAGAATCTGCTTGATTATGCAAGCAACACAAACGGCACAGGCATTGCAACCGCTGTTGTGCCTTTGGGAGCGAGACAGGACAAGAGCGTTGTCGAGGGTCTTGATGCTTATCTGACTATTGAATCGGTAAACGATGGCAAAAACTATCTTGTCAACAGTGATGCGGTTGCTGTTTTTGGATATTGCAAGGTGGTTAAACATTGGGACGATGTCACAGTTGCGGCAAATCTGAAAACCAAGGCACAGGAATGGCTTGAGACTGCTCAATATGCCGAGCTTACTTATCAGATAGATGCTGTTGACCTGTCAGCCATTGATGTATCAATAGATGATTTTCGGCTTGGAGACAGGGTGCATGTAATATGCAGACCGTATAACGTAGACACAACGACACCGATCAGGGCGCTGACGATCTTCCTTGATGATGCTTCAAAGAATCAGATCACACTTGGCGGAGCGCTTCCGCTTTCGATCACAAGCCGAATTGCATCTGAAAATGTCCAGCTTGAAGAAGAGATTCCTCAAGAGTCATCAGTTTTGCAACAGGCAAAACAGAATGCAATCCAAATTCTTGAAGGCACTGAAGGCGGATATATCTCATACACGTTCGACAATCAGGAACACATGACCGGCATGCGGATCATGGATGCTCTGCTTGAAGAAGATGCGACACAGAAATGGGTGTGGAATCTTGGTGGTCTCGGATATCTGAAGAGACCAAACATAAGCTCACCATGGACTGATTTGGGTGTTGCCCTTACGATGGATGGCAAAATCGTTGCTGACTTCATCACAGCGGGGACCATGTATGCTGACCGAATCAAGGGCGGCACTCTTTCGCTTGGCGGAAATGCAAACGAGAATGGTGTTCTACAGATAAAGAATGCATCAGGCACAGTTGTCGGCAAATGGGACAAGGATGGCATTGATGTCACAACAGGCTCGATTAAGGCTGATTTAATCAACAGCGGCACTCTTAATGCAAGCCTTATCACTGTGACGAATCTATCGGCAAGCAGCATCACATCCGGGACGATGAGCGCCAACAGAATCAGTGGCGGCACTATTGATGCAAACAATGTGACGATCAATAACCTTAATGCCTCCAAAATTACTTCAGGAAGCATCAATGCAAGCGTTGTCACCATAACCAATCTGAATGCTTCAAACATCACATCAGGATCGTTGAGCGCAAGCAGAATAAGCGGTGGAACACTTACCCTTGGCGGAAGTAATAATGTCAATGGTTCTATGGCCGTCAAAAATGCCTCAAACCAAACCATTGCATCTATAAATAACGAGGGTATATATCTTGAAGATATAACAGGTACATATCACATCAACATCAAAGCCGGGACTATATACGGAGGTGTGGTTGGTTCGGATACCGGATACATAAATTGGGGTCAGTCTTACAGTATCCAAGGGGATTTGGTAAGACCTGTAAAAATCGCACATGATTCTTGCATTGTTTTGTCTGCTCCGTATTTATTTGTGGCACAAGCAAAAGAAGCCACTTCCGGTTATGTTGGAATAACTGAAACAATAAGAGTGGTTACATCTGTTTCGAGTTCAAGTTATACATATAGAGATTTGTATGTGGTAAACGGGTTGATTGTAGGTTAAGGAGGAGAACAATGAACGAAAAGCTGTATATTTTACAGAATACTCTTGAAAATGTCGCGATGGATTACATGAAAGTTGCGGGGTTATCACATTTTGATGTCGTTGCCTGTTTCGATTCTGTGAGCAATACATTCAGGAAGATGCTGCTCACCAAGATAGCGTATGAAATGGATGCAGAAAAGAACCAAAAGAAGGAGGAAACAAGCAATGATGAGGATTGCAACGCTTGAAGGGAATATTATAAAACTTATCCAGCCATATGATGTGAAGGATCATATGAACAAAGAGACTCTGTATTGGGACGATCCTGAGAGGGGCCTTGTTCCGATTACTGATCCGGAGCTTGAAGAGTTGTCAAAAACAACAGAATTTATACATTTTTAAAAGGAGAAGGAAATGGCAGACATATCTCAATATTTGCAGGCAATTATGTCAGCGGTATACGGTGAAGATGTCCGTGGTTCGATTCATGATGCAATCGACATCATCAATCAGGTGTCAGAAGTTGTGTTTAACGTAGGAACAGCGGTCACAGGCCCAACTTCATCGAGCACAGGATTCTTTGAGGATTCAATTTATCTGAATACTAATACATGGGATGTGTGGAAATGTATTGGTGAAGATTCTTGGGATTTGCTGGGAAACATCGAAGGCGCACCGGGGAATAAATGGTATCGCGGCATCAACATCAGTGGAAAGAGCCCGACAGCACAGGTCTATCCGACAGGGATCGCGGAAGCAAATCCGAATGATTTTTATCTGAATCCGCAGGAAGGTGCGATCTATTACTGCGTGTCAGGTGGAGGCCCGACAGTTGCGACATGGGCTTATGACTTCACTATGACAGGCGGAGGTGGAAGTGTTGCACAGCTTGATGATCTGACAGATGTCGAGATCACGACTCCTTCGGACGGGCAGATTCTTGAATATGATTCAGTTAATCAGAAGTGGGTCAACGGTGACAACGTATCCTCGATGGCTCGATATGGCGGAGCAAAGACCTTTTCGGAGTTGACATCTTCGCTTCTTGTTGCGGCAAATGTTGATAAATTCTATCTCTGCACGGATGGTGGAACAATTCAGTCAGCAGATGCGGGGAATTGGCTGTTACCTGTTGCAAGTGTTATACCTGCGGACTCGCACATTGCGGTTATTGAAGATCCTTATAATCCCGGTTCGTATGTCTTTGATGATTTTGGTGGATATATAGACATAAGTGGTAAGGCTGACAAAACCGAACTGGATAGTTGGATTGTGGCAACAGGAACAGTATCAGGCGGGCAGGTAACGTTTTCAGGTATTGATGATACAGAAAACAGAGGATATGAGCCGTTCCCGCAGATCACAAGTGCATCCACTAACAAGAATCCGAGATTTGAAATTTCATCATTAAGCGGAGATCAGACGTCAAATATGAGCGTCACATTCAAAACTGATGCGGCCAATGGAACAGTAGTGAAGTTGAGAGTTTTCAAGTAAATAAAAGAAAAAGAAAAGGAGAAGAAAATCATGAGTAATAATTACAGTGTTCAGAACAAAGTTCACAACAGAGAATCGGGGGCATGGGCGAACAACATCGTTTATCAGGGCACAGATAAGAATGATGTATATTCTCATTTTGGGTCAGAGATCAGTAGGCTTTTTAACGCACAGGACTTCGATTTCGTAGCGATCACCTTCATGGACACTTTCGGAAACACCGAAACAAAGTTCCGTGATGATAGGGTAGAATCCGAATCGGAAGTTTAGTAGACGGGAAGGAGCAAGATCATGGCTTTTTTTAATGGTAGTGGGAAAATGAATAAGAGTGTAGATGTATCAGCAAAATATCATGCTCAAACGATAAACGGGGTCACACCAATATCGAGCATATATGCAAGAGAGCTAAACGGTGTGGTTACGTTAAACATAAAAATGGAAGCAAATTTTGACAAAGATACAGTCAATGCCATTATCACAGCAGATAGTGGGTACGAACCACAGACAAATTGGGTTGGATCAATCTCTCCAATAGACGGTAACGGTGGAAGTATATCAAATGTCATTCAGTATTCAAGCGGAAAAGGATTTTCATATCGTGGAAAGAGCATAAACTACGCACAATATGGTAATTTAGTGTTCTTTATAGCCTAAAAAATAGGAGAACGAACATGGATAGTTCAATCACCGTGTCGATAATCACAGGGGTATTGACATTAATTGGAGTGATTATCACTAACAGCGAATCAAATAGAAAAATCGAGCATAGGTTAGAGGTGTCACAGGCTGTCACGGACACAAAGCTTGAGAACCTTACTCAAGAAGTACGGAAACAGACCGACCTTGCGATAAGAATCCCTGTCTTGGAACAGCGTGTTTCTGTATGCGAGGACGACATCAAGACAATAAAGGAGAAGTGAGTATGAGTAATAAAGTATATGACATTCTGAAGTGGATCGCTATCGTGGCTCTTCCGGCATTGTCAACCTTTATCGTAGTGCTTGGTAAGATATGGAGTTGGGGCGACATAGCACCTATGGTGGCACAGACGATAACAGCTTTCGCCTGTTTGCTCGGAGCATTACTCGGCATCAGCAGTATACAGTACAAAAAAGGTGGTGAGTAGATGGCTTATACAGATAGATCATTTTTGGAAAAACTCAAACCAATGGCTATCCGAGATATGTTGGAGACAGGCATCCTTGCATCTCTGACGGGAGCGCAAGGATTCATTGAATCATCAAAGGGAAATTCCGATCTTACACAGAAAGCCAATAATCTCTTTGGTATCAAAGGTTTTTATAATGGTCAGTCTGTGAAGATGTGGACGACAGAGTATTATAACGGTGTAAAAACAAGGGTTTTGGCTGATTTTCGCAAATATCCTGATTGGCAGGATTCTGTGAACGATCACAGTTCCCTGTTTAATCGGCTCGACAGATACAAGAATCTGCGCGGTGAGACCGATTATGTCAAAGCCTGCAACAATGTCGCAAAGGATGGATATGCCACAAGCCCGACATATGCCACAACACTTTTGGAAAAAATCAACATGTTCAAGTTGTATGAGTGGGACGCGGAAGCACTCGGCAGACCTGTTGAAGAGAAACCAGCGCTTTCTCCGGGTGTTTATTATCCCACACTCAGAAGAGGGGACAAGGGAGATTATGTCCTGTGTTGGCAGAGATATCTCAATCTTTCGGGATTTTATTGTGGCACAGAAGATGGCATCTTCGGTAAGAATACCGAGATAGCTGTCAAAGAATATCAGAGATCGAGAGGGCTTAATCCTGATGGCATCATAGGCCCGAAAACTTGGGACTCGGTCGGAAAATAACATTGCCAGCTTTTCATTTTTTCATTGTACTCCTTCTATAAAGAAGGGCCTGCTATCCGGTATCGGCAGCCGTGATAGTGGGCTCTTTTTTTATTGTTTCAAATGTGATATAATGTCTGCACAATATCTTTTTGCTTCAAAGGTATTACCATCTTTCAACAGGGCTGGCTGTCGTGGGTCGGCCCTGTTCCATTTATGAAATCCCATATCTGAAACTATTTTTTCCCCGTTGAATGAGTCACAATATCCATGAGAGGAGATTTTATTCATGGATATACAGAAACTATGTGAGAAGGTGCTGGAGAGCACAGAAGCCCAAGGCATTCCAATCTTGTACGTTTATATGATAATAAACTGCGTTTTGGAGGTCATTGATTCAGGCGAGTGCTTCTATACATCAGATTAAGGAGGGAAAAATGTCATATTATCCACCATTACAAAACCCATTCATGATGCAGATGCCGCAGATCGTGCCACAGGCACAGCAGCAACAGATTCAATATGTTAATGACCGAAGCTCTGTTGATTCATACCAGCTTCCTGCAAATTCGAGCGTGATCCTGATGGATTCCAATCTTCCGAGGTTCTATGTGAAACAGACCGATGCATCCGGGATCGCAACAGTGAAGTCATACGATTTCAAGGAAACCGAGAAGGAAAAACCGAAGGAGTATGTTACCAAGGAAGAATTCGAATCATTCAAAGCCGGTCTGAAGAAGGGAGACAAGCATGAATCCAATAATGAGCCTACTCGGAAACAGTAACGCGACAAATATCATGATGAAGGCTTTCGGTGCCATGATGAGGGGAGAGAGCCCGACAGATTTCCTCAAAAGCTTGGCAAAGACAGAGCCAAAGCTTCAAGGACTCGATCTTGATAATCTTGAGGGCACTGCAAAGGATCTGTGCGATCAGAGAAACATCGACATGAACAATCTGAAAAGCCAAATAGAGGAATTTGCAAATTCACATAAATAATCTATGAAAGGAGAAAGAGATATGAACGAATCCAATTTTGGGACATGGATTTTTGCCTTCCTGATCGTTGCAGTCATCTTCGGTTGGGGCGGAATAGGCGGGATCGGTGGCGGAAATGCTGCCGCAGTTGATATTCAGTCGGCTTTAGCGGCACAGACATCTGCTTTAAATCAGCAGTCTTTGCTTCTGTCCTCGGCAAATAACAACTATGAAACAGCAAGACTCATTGACAATCAGAGCATGAACATGATGAATCAGAACAACACTAACCTTCTTGCGGCAATCAATGGCTTCAATGCCGTAACGCAGAATCTGACAAGCGGATTCAATTCCGTGAATCAGAACATTGCTGATCTTGGTTATCGCCTTGACAAGTGTTGCTGTGATATTAAATCCACTCTTCTTGAGAACAGGCTTCAGGATACACAGATCGCGCTTCAGAATGCTCAGAATGTGGCAGTCAATGCAGAACAGAGTCAGTACATTCTTTCCCAGCTTGGGAGCTTTGTTCCGAAGGCTCCTGCTGCGGCAGCAGCTTATGCTACAAAGTGAGGTGTGATCTATGACAAAGATCAAAAAGTATGTGGAAAACATTGCTGAAGAGCTTTCCGATGCCAAGAAGTACATGGAGACAGCCCTTGAATATAAAGCTATGGGGAATGGTGACAGGTATAATCGGTATAAGGACATGTCAGTGCAGGAGCTCAATCATGCCATGACCTTACATGACATGGCTGTGCAGGACATTGAGAAGTTAAAAACCGTATATCCTGACATTCCTCAGAAGATGATGGAAGCATGGGATAAGTCACATGTGGACTATGTTGAAAAAGCGGCATGGATTAAGCAGATGCAGGCTATGTGACCAATATCGGAGAGAGCGGATTCCGATCCGCTCCTCCACTCGAAGAAAGGAGAAAAGGGTATGGCTATGGAGAACACGAACATTAAAAAAACCGATCTGTTAAAGTATTTTTCACTGAAGAAAAACAAATGGCTTGAGATCAAAGGCCGGGATCATGATGTGACTCATGAGAATTTTATATCTGATGTCATTTGGGTCCTTGATTGGGTCATGAACGACATCGAGACCATGTAATTGTCATGACAAGATTTATGACAAGATAGAATTAAGAGTGGCTTAATTACGCGGTTTGTGGCTTAATAAAATCTTGTCATATTTGGAATAAAAAAAGCTCGAAACGTTGATGTTTCGGGCTTTTGAAGCACACAGGGGATGAGAGAATCGAATACTCACCAACATGCCTTAAACCGTGCTTGTTTACTGTATCTTTTCATTTCCGTGACAAGATTCATGACAAGATTTTTTTACTCAGCTTATTCATGGCTTTCTTCTTGGAATCTTCCATTGATTTTCTGTATACCCTTTTCATGACCGTATCTGTCTCCCAGCCTCCGATTGCAAGAATATCCGCGTCAGGAATGCCGATGGAGTGCGCGTAAGAGGCGAAATAAGAGCGCAATGCATGAAATCTGAATTGTTCTATACCTAACCTTTTCTGTGCCCGATTTAGTGCCTTAATGAGCGCGTTGGGATGCCCGTCAAAGATGCTTCCTTGTTCTCTTATTGCATCAGCAAGATCATCGGGGAGATAGAGGGTCCTGTTCGATGCATCGGTCTTGGGTGTTTCTTTTGTGATCCATTTACCATCATTGTAAACCTTTGACCGATGAATCCGAAGCTCATTCCCGGACAGATCGGAGATGTCGAGCGCACAGATTTCTCCTCTTCGGCATCCGAAAACACCAAGCTGAAACGGTACGGAGTATCGTGTGTTCTTTACATCTTCAAGAATGCGCTTCACATCATCTTCTGTGGGCTCATATGCCTGTGATGCGATTGCTTGCGGTAGTTTTACCCTCAGTTTGAGATTGGGTCTGTATGAGCCCATAACGGAAGCCACAAAGCCATATAAGGATTTTGTGGTTTTGGGTGCATGGTTCTTGGCGAACAGGCTGATCTCCCTCTGCACTGTTTCAGATGTGATATCATAGATGTTCGATTTGCGAAATCCTTCGGAAAGCTGTTTCAGCTTGACATTGTATGTCCTGATGGAAGCAGGGGAAATGACTCCTTCCCTGTTCTTGATGTATTCCTTGGCATACTTCTCAAACGTGCCTTTAATCGCAGAATCATCTTGCAAAAGCTCACTGATGGCAATAGTTGCCTCTTTTTCGGTGGGTTTATGGTCAAATATCTTCGTGTATGTCTTTTTCTTATAGGTTTTTCTGACTCTGTATGATCCGCTGGGGAGCGCTTCGATTTTCATTTCTGTAAATCATCCTTGTATATTTGCTGAAGCCTTTTGAAACATTCAAATGTTGTCACACAGTCTCCGATCGCTCTGTGTGCGTTTGATGTATCAATTTTGAAATGCTTGGCAACATCTATGAGCCGATATCTCTCCATGGCAAGCTTTTTGCGGGCCATGATATATACATCAGTTATCATGTTGTCGAGGGTTTTTCCGCAGATGGCTACGGCATAGCGCCTCAGAATGATAAAGTCATATTTCTTGATATTGTATCCGATAAGTTTCGAATCACCGATAAATTCAAGAAAAGCGGGAATTATCTTCTCTGCCGGTGGTGCATTCGACACCATTTCATTTGTGATATGGTTTATCTTTATTGCATCATCCGGGATTCTGAAATATGGCTTCACAAAGCTTTCAAATTTCTCTATTATCTGCCCGTCTAATACTTTGATTGCTCCAATCTCGATAATCTCACAGTATTTGGCATCTGTTCCTGTGGTCTCAAAATCAAAGACCACATAATCTTTCATTTTTGAAACACTGTTCGAATGCCTGAATGGTGGATTCATATATTTGTATTCTTCCAAAGTCATATATGGAGGCTTATATCGGCGCTGAGCTTGTATTTGTTCCCGCCTCTGTTCTGCCAGCTTTTCCTCTTGTCTCCATTTGGCATCAAATCCCAAATAAACAAATAGGGCAATCATTGCAAAAACACCAATAGCAAGATAAATCATCTCATTTTTCCTCGTTGTTCCTTAAAGGACAATTCATAATCTGAGTGAGCAGCCGATTGTTTGTTTGCATAAGCTCGGTATTCATTGACATGAGTGCATCAATCCGCTGATCCTTGAGGGTGATCTGATTGCTCATGAATGCGATACTTCTTTGAAAACTTGCGGTTTCTTCTTCAAGTTTCTCTGCATAATTGACCTTTTCGGCATCTATTTCATCCTTCATTTCCAGAATGATGTCCTTCTTTAACTTCAAAATAGCCTTGTATGCCTTGACATCTGCGGAATCGTCAACTTCCAAGTTGTCAATATCAAGTAACGCATCGCATATCGGTCTTAACGTTGTATCGTATCTGAAATCCATGTCATCGGCATTATCTGAAAAGACTCTTGAAAGCGTGGCTTTACTAACATATTCACCGTTGTCTTCGATCATCTTTAATATTTGGTCTAAAGAAAGGTTCTTCGCCTGTTTTACTTCTTTAAGTTGCCTTAATAACTGTTTTGTGTCGGTCATGTGTCCTCCTGTCTTACTTTTGAAATCCCAATATTGAAACTGTTTTTTGCGTTTTTGCGCTGATACACTTTTCATGTCCGTACAATAGGACATCGAAACAAATATCATATATGCGAAAGGAGCATTAAGATGTACGATATCAGTGAAATCTTAAAATTATTCGAAGAAGCAGATGAAGAAATTAAGACCTTGGTTTTGCAGATTTTAAAATCGTCACAACTGAATCCTGAATCTCCTTCGGAGCATCTTCAAAAAGAGAGATAAATTCTTTATTTCTTTGAAGCCTCTGCGCAGTGTTGAAATCGGTGATCCTTTCCTCAACAAGATCAGCCTTGGAAATGTTAAAATATTGCGCCATAAGTTCTATTTTGTCTATCCGGGGATATGTTTTTGCATTTACCCAATCAGAAAAAGAGTTTTGCTTGAATCCCAAAGCTTCACATACATCTTTGGCCTTTACTCCTTTAAGCTCCATTTGATAAAGGATATTCTTTGCCATGACCTGTTTGTTTTCTACCATATGCATCATCTCCTTTCTTGTGTATTATCGGACAAAACGAAAAAAAATTCAAGTGATAATAAAAAATCTATTGACAAAATCGGTTTAAACGATTATATTTGCCATAGATGGTATATCGGTTAATCCGATATACAAGATATTGAAGAAAGGAGTGGAAAACATGGCAATGACACTAAAAGCGTTGAGGGTGAATGCTGGGTATGATCAGAAAAGAGCGGCTCAGATTATTGGTGTCACACCGGAAACGCTTGGAAGTTGGGAAAGAGGAAAAAGCTTCCCGACAGTTCCTTACATAACAAAAATTGAGGACTTGTATGGTGTTTCTTATTCTGACATCAATTTTTTACCCACAAATATCGGTTTAAACGATATTTCCGAGACAGGGTGATTATATGCCGAAAGTATTTCTCAATGAAAACGAAAGACTGATCGAGCGCTTTGTGTCGTGGGTATACGGAGAGATGAAGCGGCAGGGAGTACATCAGAAGGATATGGCCGAGGAGCTTGAGATCACTCCGTCAGCACTGTGTCAGAAGCTGAAGAACCGGAGTTTGACCTATAAGGATTTTCTGACATTTGTGCGGGTTCTGAATCCTGATGCAAAGGAGCTCGGATATCTGCTGGGCAGAAAGGAGGGGAGTTAATGAGTTACGATGTTCTGTTTTTTGCTTTGTTTTGGGCAGTCGCATTTTTTGCGTTGATACTTGATGCATTCATAGAGAGCATCATCCGCGACAAGAAAGGAGGAAAGAAGTGAAAGGGGTTCTGATGCTGGGGTTTTTACTCGCAGGCAGTTTGTTGGTTTTGAAGGAGTATTTGGAAGGGAGGTAAAAATGAAGGAGTTTAAGGAAATCAGTAAGGATCAGGTCATTGATGAGTTGAAGCAGAACAAGGATGTCAGGGCCGTGATCCTGACTTCGAACAATCACATTGTGAAAGGAGGCGAGTTCATAAAAGAGGGAGTATACCAGCTTAATTGCCGCATGGCTATTGCTGACATTGCCCGGTATGAGAAGGAGGACAATGTTGCATTCTTCGTCATCAAAACGGATGAGGAATAAGAAAGGAGCCCATCCGAGGGGTTCAGATGGGCCAATAGGGTTTTGAGTAACACGATATTTGAAAACATAATTCCCAAAGACATTTTAATTCATGTCCGGGACGATTTCAAGGAGGTAAAAATGAAGATAGACGACACAAAGTACATTGGATGTTTAGAGAAGATAGCAGACCTTTACGGAAGGCTTGAAGAGGCACAGAAAAAGCTTGAGGCAGCGGAAAAGGATTCCATGATGTGGTTCCGCAAATGGCAGGAATTAGATGAGAGACTTGAGAAGGAGGAGGCCAAAGATGACGGAAGAGACAATGCTTAATTATGTGATGATAAGCCATGGAAGGTATGACGCGGCCGTCAAAGCACTTCAGGTCTTTGACGTTATCAATGACATTCTCGACAGAGCTCCGGAAAGTGAGCAGATCAGAATGATAAGGATCGTGATGGGAAAGGAAGACACATGACAAATAGAGAATACAGAGAGCATGAGGGTGTGAGCAGATCGGAGCTCAACATCCTCAGAAGCAAAACACCATTTCATTACAAATATGCACAGGAAAATCCCGAAGAAGAAACATCTGCACTGCTTGAAGGTAGGGCGGCACACAAGATGATTCTTGAGCCCGAAAGCTTCTTTGATGAGTTTGCGGTTTGCCCAAAGGTTGACAGAAGGACGGCAGCAGGAAAGGAAGCATATGCGTCTTTCATAGAGGAAGCAGCAGGCAAGGATGTCATCACAGAGGAATTGCTTGAGAAGGTCAGAGCAATGGCGGAAGCAATCAAGCTGAATGAGCGGGCTGTTCTGTTCCTGAAAGGCGAACACGAACAGAGTTTCTTTTGGACAGATGCCGAGACCGGTGAAGCCTGTAAAGTGAGACCGGACTGTCTGACAGAGGTGGATGGTAAGAAGTACATAACTGATTACAAGACCACCACAAGCTGTGCAGATTGGGAATTTGAGCGGTCTGTCAGAAAGTACGGATACAAATTTCAGGCGGGAATGTATCGCGAAGGAGTGTTTCAGAACACTTTTGAAGATTATGGTTTCTGCTTTGTTGCGCAGGAAAAGACGGCTCCTTATGCCGCGAGGGTCTATATCTGTTCGGATGAGTTTCTCAGAGAAGGTGGAGAACAGTTCCGACAGGTCATCGAGCAATACCACTATTGCAAAGTAAATGATGAATGGCCCGGATATGCGGATGTGATGCTTTGTGGAGAGGAGGAATGAGCATGGGTAAAGAGTTAAAAAGCTTCATTGAAATCCTTGATCCTAATTTTATTAACAGTGAGTTAATTGGAGAGATCGGCTCCGAGAAGATTGTCACAATAAAAGGCTTTGAACAGGCTGAATATTATGACTCAAAAGCTGGCAGAAAAGCATCAGGGGCAGCAGTTTACTTTGAGGAGTGCTTACCATTACTGCTGAATGCCACAAACACAAAAACCCTAAAGAGATTATTCAGCCCTAATTCAGACAGCACAGAGAATGCTATTGGTCACAAGATAATCCTTTATGTGACCGAGACTCACAAGCCCGGAGGATCGCGCGGAGAAATGACAAATTGTATCCGCATCAAAGAATACTCCGAAGAAAAATGCCCGATCTGCGGCAAAGCAATCCTGCCATATGCGGGAAAGACCGTTGCGGAGATCAAGGATATTTCCCAGCGGAATCTCGGACAGGTTATGTGCGGTTCTTGTATGAAGAGCCGAGCAAATAAAGGTTGAGACACCATCCCACAAGGGAAAAAGAAACTGTCGGTCGCGCATCAAATATATCACACAAAATCTGTAAATTGTAAGCCATTTGATTCCCTCATCCTGCGGGGTGAGGGAAGAAAGGAGGGTCATGGATGATTAACAGCAGACAGAAGGGTGCAAGGAATGAAAGAGCCTTGTCACACAAACTTAACGAGCTTTTAGGCGTGGAAACCCGAAGAGGACAGCAGTTTTCGGGGATTAATGGTGATGCTGATGTTATTGGCCTTCCGGAAATACATATCGAGTGCAAAGCCGTTGAAAGGCTGAATATATATGATGCCATAGAACAGGCGAAGCGGGATGCAAGAGAGGGCGAAATGCCGACAGTGTTTCACAAAAAGAACCGCAAGGAGTGGCTTGTAACCATGCCGCTTGATGAATGGACAAAGCTTTATAAAAGCTATATAGACAGGGAATTATAGAAAGGGGAATGAGTATGACACAAAACGATAAAATTTTAAGACACTTAAAGACACATAAACGTGGCATCACACAGCTTGATGCGATTCAGAAGTATGGCTGCCTGAGACTGTCGGCAAGGATATCGGAGCTCCGTGACATGGGATATGTAATCAAATCCGAGATCGTAGCGGTCAAGAACAGAGATGGGGAGACATGCCATGTTTCTCGCTACACATTAGAGGGTTAGGAATGGAAGCATTTATCAAGCTTTATAAAAAAATGCTGTTGTGGGAGTGGTATGACGATCCTAACACATGCCGCGTTTTTATCCATTGCCTTCTGAGGGCAAATTGGAAGGAATCTCGGTGGCATGGGGTCACACTTCATCCGGGACAGTTTATCACCAGCTTGCCGAGCTTGGCAGAAGAGACCCAATTATCAGTAATGCAAGTGAGAACATCACTAAAGAAACTGATATCGACAGGCGAGATAACAAGCAAACAACAGGCTCGATTCCGCATTATTACTATAACAAATTGGAATCTGTATCAGGCAGATAACAGGATGATAACAGGCAAGCAACAGGATGATAACAGGATAATAACAGCAGATAAAGAATATAAAGAATATAAGAATAAGAAGAATAAAAGATATGCTCGATCTCCCAAATCAGGAATCGATTATGACCAAGTGGCGGAGGATTTGAAGGGATGAAAGTACATTGCTTATTTGAACAATCCGGAACATTTAAGAATGAGTTTAAAAAGTTAGGAATAGATGCTTATGACTATGACATTCTTAATGACTATGGGGAGACAGATTACCAAATTGACCTATTTTCAGAGATACGGGGGGGGTACGAAGGAAAAACAAGTATTTTTGACAACATAACAAATGAGGATTTGATTCTTGCATTTTTCCCATGCACAAGATTCGAAGATCAGATAGCACTTGGATTTAGGGGCGAGCTTTATCAATTCAAAAATTATACAGACCAACAAAAGTTAGAATACGACTTAAAATTGCACCAAGAATTAAGCGAGAATTATGAGCTGATTACAAAACTTGCAATTTTGATATTAGAAAAGGGGCTGCGGCTGATGATAGAAAACCCTTATTCGACACAACATTATCTATCACGATATTGGTGCTTGAATCCGGCAATAGTTGATAAAAACCGAAGAGATAATGGAGATTATGCAGAAAAACCGACACAGTATTGGTTTATTGGATTCGATCCCAGGCAAAACCTGGTATTTGAGCCTTTGGAATATGTGGAATATAGAAACATAGAGCGGTTATCCGGTTCAAATAGAAAAGTATTACGATCAGAAATCCATCCTCAATATGCGAACAGATTTATAAGACAGTTTTTAATTGACGAGGTGAAAACATGACAAACGGAGAAATCGAAAAAATAAAAGAACAGATGTGTGATGAGTATTGTGCATTGCCGGGCTTCTTTAGCGCGGAGGATTTGGCAGAGAGGTGTGATAATTGCCCGCTGAACAGATTGGAGGCTGATGAAACGACATGAGAGTGGGCCTGATCGATGTCGATGGTCATCATTATCCGAATCTTCCGCTCATGAAGCTCTCAGCATGGCATAAGGCACAAGGAGATCATGTGGAATGGTATCAGCCGATGTTCTCAGGACACATGGACAGGGTATACATGAGCAAAGTATTCAGCTTCACACCGGATTATGAATATCACATAGATGCTGATGAAGTGATTAAAGGAGGCTCAGGATACTGCATCGAGCTTGTTGATGGGAAGGAGGTATTTCATAAAGAGCGTGATATTGATCTCCCAAACGAGATTGAGCACATATATCCCGATTATAGCTTATATCCCGAACAGACCAAAGACACAGCATACGGCTTTCTCACAAGAGGATGCCCGCGAAAATGCCAATTCTGTCATGTTGGAAACAAAGAGGGTTGCAAATCGGTGAAGGTTGCGGATTTATCGGAGTTTTGGAGAGGTCAAAAGAACATAGTGCTTTGTGATCCTAATATCTTGGCTTGCAGAGATCATCTCGATCTGCTTCAACAGCTGGCAGACAGTGGTGCAAGGGTTGAGTTTAACCAGGGATTGGATATCAGGCTTATAACGGATGAAAATCTCGAAATTCTCAAAAAGATAAGAGTTTATAAACCACACTTTGCTTACGATCGTTACGAAGATAAGGAAATTATTGAGCCGAGGATGAAAAAGGTTCGTCAGGTCACAGGATGGAATAAGGATAAGGGAAAGGTCACAGTTTATATTCTTGTGAATTTTAACACAACACTTGAACAGGACATTGAAAGGATTCAGTTTTGCCGGTCAATTCAGTGGGCTCCATATCCAATGATTTATGACAAGGAACATTGTGATCCTGTTTACAAGAGGCTTCAAAGATGGTGCAACAATTTTATATTTTGGCAGACACCAACATTTAAAGAATACAAAGGAGTAAAGAAATGATAAAAGAAAAAGAATCATATTTTTTGACAAAACCATGCCCTTTTTGTGGGAATGAGTCTCCGAGGATCATGCCGTATAGGTGGGGAATCGGAATGGTTGTAAGATGCCCAAATTGCTGGTCAATTACAAAGGTTAAGCATACACGTTTGCTTGCGATCGATGCATGGGAGAATGGTGAATGGTCAGAGGAAACCTTGGCATTTGCAAACAATCCGAGGACAGCAGAGAACATTGACATCACCGGTGCGATCCGATTGGCTTCCGCGATTCTGTCAGATGCGGCAGATGAATACAGATTTCATCTTCGGATGCTGTGGAGTGCCAAGAGTGAAGCGGAGAGGAAGCGGCATCAATACGATATAGACAGATGCGAGAAATATTTCCGCACGAATCCATTTATTCATTTTCTGCCGCTTACCGGGGATGATGTCATTGCACAGCTTCGCAGACAGGTGGAGAAAGAGGGCAAATATTCAAACGGATACAGAACGATTATCAGAAAGGATGGGTAAATGAACAACAGGAGGAGAGTTATTAAGGAGACCGAGCATGACTTGGTTCTGAGGGTTATACATTCGGACAGGACATTAAGCATACAGAAGCACAAGGTTATCGAGAGAAAATTGCGGGTCCAGCCGGAGATGCTTATAGATCGGGGTCACATTTACTATGATTATACCGACATTTTGTTTTACGCATGGGAAACAGGTCAGGAGGCGCTGATCAGGGAGGACAAGAGATGAACAGAATGGGAATGATGGTAAGAATCTGCTTGATGCTTCTGTACTTCCCGTGGGTGATTGCGTTGATTGTGCTGGCGGGAGAATCGTTATGACCGAGGAAGAATGGGAAGCCATGAATGACGATGTGAGGTTTTAACCAAGGTTAGTCAAGGTTTTAACCAAGATTTAAACAAGAAAGGAGCGAGGAATGACAAACAGAGAGAGTATAGAATCTTCAGATAACAGGGAATTTGCGAGATTTCTTGCATCGGTTGCAGGATATGGCGGCAACAAGGAAGAGGTGGACTTTTGGGAACATTGGTTAAAAGAAGAGAAGCCACAGGAAAGGAGCGGTGGGGAATGACAATAGATAGTAACGAGTTAATCAGAATATTACCTGCTATGCTACAAGGCAGAAGAAAGTTTGCAAAGATGGCAGATGGTGGTAATTATCATGTCGGCAAAGTAGATGAATGGTGTTTATCCTACGCAGATGTGGTAAAAGGGATCGAGGATTTTTGCGAATACAAAAAGACAGGTAAGTATACATTATCTGCACCGATAGACGGAAATTGGAATGTACTCAACGCTTATCAGTATAAGCCACAGGAAAGGAGCGAGAAGGAATGACAGAATGTGATTATTGTCAGCACGTTGAAATGTGTGGTTGGAGAAAAAGCCTTGAGGAAAGAGGTTGCGACTTCTTTGATGACGGTAACAAGTGGATTCCTGTTAGTTCTCGGATGCCGAAAGATATAAGACCCGTGATAGTGACATGGAAAAACAATGATCCGAAGTCATACTATCAGTACATTGTCGGAAAGCATTTTATCGGTACGGCACATTACAAGGGCGGTAAATGGTTTTGGTATTCAAGCACTACGGAAGATATGCTTGCAGAATACGGCAGATGCGATTCAGAGGAATTTGACGAAGCGATAGAGGTCATAGCATGGATGCCATTACCGACACCGTATGAGCCACAGGGAGACGAGGACAAGCAATGAGCGATAAAGTAAAAATCATTATTGAAATACCTAAGTACTATTTAGAACACCCACAAGACTATACATGCCTTGCGGAATGTGTTAGGAGAGGCACTATACTTCCAAAAGGACACGGAAGATTGGGCGATTTGGATTTTCTTGCAAAAATGTATCAATGTAATGAGTGCGATCAGCATGACGATAGCTGTCCGTACTATGACGAAACCGAGGAAACGTGGGATTTTGAGAAATGTTACGAGGAGGGCGAAGAATGAAAGAGGAATTATATGACCTTTACAAATCCGATCCTGATTATCATGGCTATGTCGAGCGCTTCCGCACCAAGCACCATCTCGGAGTGTTCGAAGCCTTAGCATGTAAGGTGGTGCAGGAATATGGTGAGTGGCTTATGCATAAAAAGGAGGATATGAGATGAACGAGATCGGGAGAAAAATCACAGACAAACTTATTGAGCTTCATGGATCATCTGACTTCACCATCTGCTTCCTGCCTTACAAGAGGAGCATGTGGGATTGCATGGAATCGGTCTATCAGGAATGCATTGCATCCGGGGCTCATGTGCATCTGCTGCCGCTTCCATATTTTCGGATGCAACAAAACAGGAGAATTGATTATGTCGATATAGATGATTTCGGTAATACAGCCGAGCCGATTGAGTATCTCGACAGGATCGCGGCTGATTATATCGTGATTCATTACCAATATGATGGCAACAATGCGGTGACACAGATGCTTCCGAGGTATTATACCAAGTCATTGAAGGAGCGCACAGGAGCCAAGGTGGTATATATTCCATATGGCATTCCTTATGGTGGCCTGTCGAATACTCATTTCAGATTACAGCCGGGGCTTGAGGATGTTGATTATTATTTTGTTCAATCGGAAGAAGAGTGTGAGCATGCCATTCGGGATTGGGCCACAAAAGGGATTGATTTGACAGGGAGAATATTTGGATTTGGTTCACCAAAGATTGATGCGATTCTGAAAGTCGAGAGAAAGATTCCTCATATTTGGCTGCCGAAGATTGAGGACAGACCGGTGACATTGCTGACCAATTCATTGGGACCTTACTTAAGGAGACCATATGAGAAGATCGTGGCATACAATCTGATCATAGAAGAAGAATTGATTAAATCACAGGCAGTCATCTTTAGGCCGCATCCATTACTCAGAACAACGATCAGAGCCATGAGACCTGACACGGAGCCAGCATATAACAAATTCCTTGAGCGGTATCGAGAGCATCCACATGTAATCATTGACATATCCGAGAATCTTGAACGTGCGCTGGGCATAGCTGACTATCTGATCAGTGATCCGTCAAGCATAGTCGAGATGTGGAAGGCAACAGGAAAGCCGTATGAGGTGATATAAGGGGAGGGATGAAATGGAAAATGACAACAGAAGCAAAGCAGAGGTATATCTGAAATCAATTCGAGATATAGACAGGGATTTGAAAAGTGAGAGGGATGAGCTTGATGCATTACGGTACAAGGCTTCGGGAGTGGGCGCGATCCGATATGACAAGGATCATGTTCAGACATCTCCACAAGATTATCTATCGATGGCAATGGATGACATTGTAAAGTTTGAAAAAGAGATTGCAAAGAAGGAGGCTCTGATTGAAGAGCGCAAAGGAAAAGCATATGCTATTGTCCGAGAGCTTGAGCAGACTGACCATAGAACGATTATTGAGTGGTATTACCTAAACGGCTTATCAATGACTGATACTGCAAACAGGATGAATATGTCAGAGCGCAGTGCTTATTACTTACGCGAGGAAGCTTTGGGATCATTTGGCGAAAGATTATAAAACTTTGCAGACCATTTCAGTTGATTGCAAAGAACATTTATATTATCGTGTACTTGGGTTAATTGACGAGAGTCAGACATGTATGATGAGCCTCCGAGCGGAAACGAGTCTATCAGATGATGGGCTCGTTTTTCATTACAGAAGAAAATGAGCATGAGACAGGAAGCGCCAGCAGCGCAGAAAGCTTTTTATAATTCCGCAGCATGGAATAAATGTCGAGCCGAATATCTTTCCATTGTTGGTGGATTGTGTGAGCGGTGTCTAAAGAAAGGTCTTGTGGTTCCTGCTCGGATCGTACATCACAAGGAGTACATAAACACAAACAACATCACTGATCCTTCTGTGCTGTTGTCGCATAAGAATCTTGAGGCTCTTTGTCAGGAATGCCACAACGAGGAACACCACAAGAATCAAAGACGATACACAGTTGATGAGTGTGGACGCGTGATCTGCCGGGGTTGACACTCCCCCATGTATACGGGGGAGGGGTATATGAGCGGAGAA